ATTAGGACCCCGGTAGAATCTTTAACAAATTAAGATTTGAACAGGAAAGTGAGATATTCGAAAGAGAATTTATTGAAAAGTAATTTATTAATAAACTAACTAGTAGTCGAAAAGATGAAGATTAGTCAATGTTGATTGACAAGCGTATAGGTAAATGATTGTAACCATATTCATCTAAAACAATCACCCTTTTTAAACATATGCAAAACATTAAAGAAAAAGAAATTAAAGAAAATAAAAATGAAGAATCAATTATTGATTCTAGTAGAAGTGAACATTTTGTTCCATCTAATCCACCAACCACTACTTGTAATAATGATAAAATTGTTCATGTAGTAAAAAAACCACGTAACCGCCTCGTTGAATTACCTGATGACATTTATTATATTGTGAATTCGTTTTTACCTCGATATGTCCCCGATGTTTCGAATTTGATAAAATATGATAATGGAATCACATCAGATAATATTATGACTCTTGGAGTTATTAATGACGTTTATATTCATCATTGCAATCAGTATTCTATGGATGCTTCTAGAATTGTACGTGATCAATACTTTGCGTTAAATTATACTACTCCACAAAACTGTTTGTTCAATGAGATTGACACTGAAGAAAGAGCATGGCTCGAATTGGTGTTTGGTATCTCTTTAAAGAGAACTATACTGAACAGAGAGATAGAAAGCTTCAAGTTTCCTGAATCTCATATTCAAAATGAGGAGCTATTTATCGATCTCGAAAAAGATGAAAAACCTCAGTCATCCAAATTGTCTATTATCACTCTTAATGATGAAGAAATGATTTATGAGAGTGATGGACCTATGTCACCAATACAATATTTCGAAGACTCTATTCACAGGATTTTTTGTGATAGATCTTGTGATGAGAAGCAAGCGGTACATTCTTTTCAAAGAACGTACTTGAGTCCCCTAGATACCACAACACAAGAAGATAAAATTTTACAAGAGGAAATTCCAGAAATTTTTTGTTGTGATAAAGAGGTCCTTCTGGACTTTGATCTAGAATCAAAACCCCCTAGTGAAAGTATAAATCTCGAAGAAGAATTATTCAAATATAAGAGTATTGAATCCGAACCTTATTTGTATGGTGAATTTTTATATTCATCAGAACACGATTATGGTATGTTTCAAAATATATCACCAAGAAATAGAAATATTGATTTATCAAAATTCGTAGTACAAGCAGAGTCTGAATCATACACATCTAAGTTTTTTACACACTACTTTTTTCCCCATTTAAGTGCAGATATGTTGAGACACTTCAAGGATCTAGATGCTGATTATATTCCTAAATTGTTTGATGACATAATTACATTTGTACAAATGTCAACACAGAAAATAGAAGGATACACTAGATATGAAACAATATATTTAGCAGTTAGAGTGTTCTTGAAATGCCGATATAACGAATCCACTGTTAAAACCCTATTTAGTCGAGTGGGACCATTCGTTAAGAATTTATTCAAAGATTTATCTGTTCAAGCTGATTTTTTTGAAACCTCAAGAGGTTTTTTAAATTCTTATAAAAACATTAATGAAAGTCCTATAGTGATTAAATTATACAAGTGTTGTATGTTTTTGTTAAGTATGTCAATATTTGACAAATTTGGTATTAATTTCGAAACATTTGGTTACACCAAGTTAGAAGAAGTTGCTATTAAAAAACGAATGTATAAGAAGACAGACTTTATGTTTGTATTGTGTGATACTATATTGTTCATTGTTGAACGTGGATATCAAGTTTATTTGACAGGAGATATTAATTGTTTGTTCCATTCAGGTGGAACGTACAAGAATCTGTATGATGATTGTAGAGAATTAACAAGACAGAAAGATCAATTATGCAATCCTGAAGCAAATGGGTTTACTGAATCAGATTTCAGAGGAAGATTGGATGTGGTTATTGAAAAACTAACGAATATTGAAAAGCACTCGTTTAGATTGGACAAAACAGATGTGAAGATGATCAAATTGACTCTAAATGATATGTTAATGATTCGGGATGATTTGAATACAAAAACGGCTGCTCGTAGCAATAGAGAAGCTCCAATAGGTTTACTTATTTTTGGAGACTCAGGAATTGGTAAAACAACTATAACCAATATGTTGTGTACTTATTTTGCTAAACATGAAAACTTACCATGTGGAGAAGCTTTTAGATACACTGTAAATCCTGCAGCAAAATATTGGGATGGTTTTGTTACTTCCCAACATACAGTTATTTTAGATGATATTGCTAATGAGGATCCAAGCTTGGGTGATCCTAAATCACTTAATGTGGTTATCCAAGTTATGAATAATCAAGCTTATTGTCCAGATCAAGCTTCATTAGAGATGAAAGGAACAACACCCTTTAGAGGTAAATTGGTTGTTGCGACAACTAATGTAAAAAATTTGAATGCTTACCACTATTTCTCTTGTCCATCAGCTGTACAGAGAAGATTTCCTTTTATCATAACTCCAGTTGTAAAACCGGAGTTTAAAGATGAAAGAGGCATGTTGAATTCATCAAATGTTCCAAATGATGTGGCTTACCCCGATTTATGGTATTTCAAAGTGGAGCTAGTTAGACCAGTTTCAATTTCCAAAGGAAAACATTATGCAAATGTTGAATTAATTCATGACAATTTGAATATTAAAGAATTGTTAATTTGGTTCGATGGTGCAATAAACAAATTTAATGAAGATCAAAGAAGAGTACAAAATTGCGTTAAATTGATACAAGAAACAAATTTGTGTTTTTGTTGTAATTTACCAGATAATTTATGTAATGTGAAACCACAGGGAATTTTAGAGAATTGTACTTTTGGTATATTCTCTACTCTTTTTTTCTTGTATCTGAACTTCATAAGATATTATCTTGTAATGATTACCTCAAATGTTCATTATAAACGATTAGTATTATTTTATCGATTTTACACAACCATGAATAGAAATATTGCTGAGTACAAAATCAAACTTAACGATATTTATCGTAAAAGTTATGACAAAGAAATGTGGGAACGTGTGGGTAACACTATGTACAACAAAATGAAACAACCAGAAATTTTTATTCCATTAGCATCTATTGTGAGCATGATATTAATATCGTACAAAACTTACAAGAAAATGATGCCGCAAGGAGATGTATCTGAGGAAGTTGGAACGAGACCAATTGAAGAATTGATGGTAGGGAAAATGTTTGGTACAATAATGCAATGGATTTATCTAGTGCAAATTTCTCCAGAGAAAGTTCATCTTCTAAAAGTATGGAATTCACAGAATTCTGTAAGAAAATTGGAGAAAATGTTTCTTCGGTTAGGATATTTGGTGAGAGAGGGAATGAGACCCGTGGTGGTAAACTTGTCGCTTTAGGTGGTCACATTTATATGACTAATAATCATATCGTACCAGATTTATCTGAAGGAGGATCGATTGATATCAAATATACGCACAATACGGGTGTTAATGCCAATATGAAATTTAATGTTAGTGAATCAGATGTTCATAGAATTCCAAATAAAGATATAGTCTTCCTAACATTGAGATCATTACCCCCAAAGAAAAAGATAATTCAATATTTCCAGTTGGGTGAATCCAATGGCGTGTTCAACGGTTTTTACGCTTCAAGAAAGAAAGATGGGAATTTCTTTTTAAACTCTGTTAAGAAAATAAAACTGTTACCCTCATCTAATGTAAAGCATACTCGGTTTGATATTGATTGTACAAATAATCTATGGAGTGGAATGTGTGAGGAAGTCACTGTAGATGGAGACTGTGGGACACCTTTGATTATAAATAGTGCTTATGGTTATTCTATAGTAGGTATACATTTCCTTGCAAATGAACTGAATAAAGGTGAAACATATGCTATAAACATAGATGGAAATTTTGTGAATATGATCTACAATAAACTTAATCAGTTCAATGTCTCATCAGGTGATTTCTCAAATATATCAAGTGATACAAAGAAGCGAGTAGTTGGCGATTTGCACAAAAAATCAGTTTTCAGATATTTGCCTGAGGGAAACGCACACGTTTATGGTTCATTCACAGATTTTAGAGGTAAAACAGGCTCTAGTGTTATTAATACACCTATGAGTAAATTTCTCACTCCTGATTATAAAATCAAATATGGTAAACCAGAAATGAAATCTTGGGTTCCTTGGCATATTGCAGCGAAAGAGTTGGTAAAACCGATCACCACATTAGATTCTGGTTTATTGGAAAGATGTGCAGCCGGATATATTAATGATGTGTTAAAATCAGTCGATACTGATAAAATCAAACAAATGTTGCACCCATTAGATAACTTTACAGCAATCAATGGTGCTCAGGTTGCTTACATAGATAAGATTAATAGAAATACTAGTGCTGGCAACCCTTGGAAAATGAGCAAAAAATTCTTTATGAATACTATACCTCCACAACATGGTATGCTTGATCCTGTAGAAGTAAATGATGAAATAATGAATAGGGTTGATGATATCATATTGAGATATAAGAAAAATGAACAAGCTCACCCCAATTTTTGTGCCCATTTGAAAGATGAACCAGTTACGCATAAGAAATCAAAAATCGGAAAAACAAGAGTTTTTACAGGGGCTCCATTTGATTGGACCATAGTAGTAAGAAAGTATTTATTATCATACACACGATTGGTACAAAATGAAAGATTAGCATTTGAGTCCGCTCCAGGAACAATAGCTCAATCCATTGAATGGCAAGAAATGTACGATTACATTGTTTTGCATGGTGAGGATAATATAGTTGCAGGAGACTACAAAGCTTTCGACAAGAAGATGAGTCCCAAAGAAATACTATTAGCTTTCGATGTTATAATAACTTTTTTGAAAATGTCGGGAAATTATACGGAAGAAGATATACAAGTGGTTCGTTGCATAGCTGAAGATACAGCGTTTGCTTTAGTCGATTATAATGGGGATCTTATCCAACTTTTTGGATCTAATCCATCAGGTAATCCATTGACTGTCATCTTGAATGGTATTGTGAATTGTATTCGTATGCGCTATGTTTATGCTTTATTAAATCCTGGAAAAAGTGTTGATAGCTTTAAAGAAAATGTGAGTTTGATGACATATGGTGATGATAATATTATGTCTGTGAATGAAAAGACCCCTTGGTTTAATCACACGGCAATTGCTAATCAATTCGCTGAATTGGATATTGTCTACACCATGGCAGATAAAGAGGCTGAAAGTGTGCCGTTCATAAACATTAATGATGCTTCTTTTTTGAAGAGAACATGGAGAAGAGATGAGGATCTAGGGTGCATGGTGGCACCATTAGATCATGACTCTATAGAGAAGATGTTGATGGTTTGGAACAAATCTAAAACTATCACTGAAGAAGCTCAAGGTATAGCAGTTATATCAACTGCTTTGAGAGAATATTTCTTTTATGGTAAGGATGTCTTTTTGGAAAAGACTGAACTATTTAAGAAACTAGTGAAGGACCTAAATTGGGATATTTGGGTCGAAGATAGCACATTTCCCACGTTCGAGGAATTGTGTGATAGTTTTAAAAGGAGCTCAAAACATTGTGATTCTTTTAACATTTACTTTCCCATGGGGAGTGATTAGAACAACAGGTTTTTATTTATTTTAATCTGTATAAATATTTATGGTATCGTCCTCCATATATAGTAATTTAAAATATCAAACTCACAAGCGAAGCGCTTGTGTCTGCAAGGAAGCAACATTTATTAACGTTCCCACAAACGCGTAGTGGGAGAATGTTGTGTGAGGCTTATGACTGTAAGCTTACGTATCGTGGTAAAGTTGCAGGACAGTTTGTCAAAAATTTATGTTGAATGTCAAAATACAAAATGAAAAAACAAATGTACAAAGTACTAATTATATGTCGAGATTTTGTAGAATCTCATGTGAAAACTCTACAGGCCTTGTCAGCCTTACTGACTATCATGATAAATATTTATCAAACATGCTCTTGAGAATCCAAGCCGATTCAGGGGTTGATACTGAAGCTGTGGTTGCTTCAGCTGAATCTACTGAACAAAATGTTGGTTTCAATGATAGTGATAATAATGTGATTTCTTCGATACCACATCCTATGTCCTACACCAAAGTGGATAACTCCCAAAATGTCGATCTAGGAGATTTTCTTAAAAGACCAGTACAAATTCAGGAGTTTTCTTGGACTGTTGGTGGTACATTAGATGCCGCCACAGATAATTTTCATCCATGGAACTTATTTTTCAACCATACATCTATCAAGAAGAAGTTAGATAATTATTACATGGTTAGATGCAATTTACATTTAAAATTTGTTATTAATGCTTCGCCATTTTATTATGGTTGTGCAATTGCTTCATATCAACCTATGACAAATTTTAATCCAGCCCCAGTTATATTATCTTCGGCTGGTAGATTAGAGAATATTCCATTTTCACAACGTCCACATATCTATTTATATCCAGCTAATAGTCAGGGCGGTGAAATGGTATTACCCTTTCTCTATCACAAAAACTGGTTAGATGCTACTAGTTCGACTGATTTAACCGAAATGGGCGCCATTTTTGTGAATTCCTTTGATACACTTAAAGTTGCTTCAACTTCCACTTCACCCATTCGAATTACTGTTTATGCTTGGGCTGAAGATATTGAGGTAGCAGGTCCTACAGTTCGTTTAGCTGTACAAGGTAAGAGAGGGAAGAAAGATGAATATTCACATGAAGGAACAGTTTCTAAGCCAGCTTCGGCTATAGCCAGAGCTGCTGGTTCACTATCTTCAGTTCCTATTATTGGACCATTCGCAACTGCAACGAGTTATGCCGCTGAGGCAGTCTCTGAGATAGCAAGTTTATTTGGTTATACTGATGTACCTGTGATTGATGATGTACATGCTTATGTACCTAAACCATTCCCAAATATGGCAGCAACCGATATTGGTCATCCTATCGAGAAACTAACTTTAGATTCCAAGAATGAACTGACGATAGATCCTAAAATAGCAGGAGCTGATGTTTCAGACGAATTGTTAATTTCTTCTTTTGTGACGCGTGAGAGTTATATATTTTCTACCTCGTGGTCAGCAACAGATACCATTAATACATCACTTTTCTATTCACGTGTCACACCAAGATTGCAAGCTACGGAATCAATAACCAATGGGGATACAATTTATGCCACACCAATGTCTCATGTGGCTCGTTGTTTCAAGTATTGGAGAGGTGATCTTATTTATAAGTTCAAGTTTATTTGTACCAAATTTCATCAAGGTCGTGTTCGAATTAATTGGGATCCACGTGGTGATATTGCCTCATCGGGTGATTATACCACGGAAACATACACACGTATTGTTGATATATCTGAGGAGAATGAAATTGAATTCACTGTACCATACACTCAGCCTACTTCATACTTGAATGTGGATACTTCAATTGGTCAAGTATTTGGATCTTCGGGTATCTTAACTACTGCGGTCGGATCCAAATATAATGGTTTATTAACTATGAGAGTCTTGAATCAACAAACAAGTCCCATAACCACAGCAGATATAGATATACTTGTTTTTGTTCGAGCATCAGATAATATGGAATTTTGTGCACCTGTAGATCTTGATAATACCATATCTCCATATGCTATCCAGGGAGATTTCGATAGTGGTAATACGCAATTTGATTTAGGAACAAAACCTTCAACCACAGATCCTAACACGAATTTGATTTATATGGGAGAGCATGTGAGTTCTTTACGTCAACTCATGCGCAGAAGTTCTATGTATCGAAGAATTAATGAAACTGCAAATGTTGTATTACAGAGACATTGTACCATGCGGAGTGTTCTTGGTAGATCGTTAGCATATCCGGGGTATGATACTTACGGTTACAATACAGCGATAGGATTAACTTCAGCAGTTTCCGAACCGTATAATTGGGTATGTTGGACTTACACAACATGGTTTTCAACCTGTTTTGTTGGTTCGAGAGGTTCGTATCACTATTATGTAAATGGTAGTTATCTTCAAGGTTCAAATGCTGTCACTGTGGCACGATCCACTGAAACACATACATCATCTAATTTCTTAATCACTAATTTTGATGATCCTGGAACGGGAAATTTGGATTATGAAAGAAGAGTCTGTGATGGTGAGAATCAATCCCTAGGTATGACGGGATTAAATATTGTAAATCAACGAACAATGGCAGGTAACAATACTAGTGTGCCTATGTATAGCAGATACAAATTTCTAAGCAACAGTGTTTTATCACGCAATAATGGTAAATGGGATGATGAATCAAATTCTGATTCTATTGCTATAACTATGTTGTATCCCACAAATGCTGATTTGAGTTCTGATCACGCTCATCTCGATATCTATGCTTCTGCTGGCACAGATTTCAATTTGATATTCTTTTTGAATGTCCCAGTACTCTATCATTACGATAGTTTACCTGTAGTACCTTAACTACACAATAAAACACGATGGTCGATGTCGTGTCTCATATCTTTATATGAGTTCGAGCTTCGAGCTTGTCTGAAAGACGC